ACCATCGCCGACAAAATGTACAGGTGCGTCTATGATAGGTGGGGGATTAAACATTGCACCGTTAATATCTATGCGAATTATTCCGATCTGAACTTGGGCACGTTGCAATATCGGATCGAACGCCATGACATGGCCGGGTACTGACGTGCAAATGCTTTTCGACATCTCAGTAAATGCTGTTTTATGTACATTTGCATAGCTGGTCATATATTACCCTTTGACATTGTCAATGTTATAACGTATAAAGTTACAAGATTCTCTCTTGTTGCACCTATTCCCCCGTCCTTGTGGGGGGGTTTTTTTTATATCGCGTACTGTGCTCCACGTAATGTTTCTTCGTGTACTCGTGTTGCGGCATCACCTTTTGTAATGTGTCCCTTATTTTTTATATCAAGAGGTCTGTTGGCGTTATATTCTCTGGAAGGATAACGCCACAATATGTAATCGTTGGGTTTACCGAGGGCGGACGAATTTACACCCGCTAGAACCGCGATATAACAATCCGCTAAGTTATTGATTCTTGATTTCGCAGGTTCATAATATTTCTCAACGTAATCTAGTTGTTCTACGGCTGTCATACGTGCAAGTCTTGCGGTAGTTGTACCTAACTGTTTGGCTGTATCGGGCATGAACTGAATCAGTCCGGTAGCGCTACCTCCCGCTCTATTGCGTTCGGCAGGGTCGAAAGTGCGTCCCGTTTCGAATGCCATAACGGCCATTAGCCAATTGGGTTGGAATATCAAACGTCCCGCAATTTCACGAACTTTAGTTCTGAAATCAGCATTTACACTTTCACCCCAAATCAACGCCCCTGTTGTACTTGGAGCTGTGGAGTCCCGTGATGATTCGTTTAATAAATTATTACGCTGTGCGGTTCCTGCTCTTTTTGCGTCTATTTCTGTCACCCACAGGTTGCCCCAACTATCTCCACGGTGTCGCATTTGAAATATATTATACTCTCCTGACGCTTTGGCGTCACCCGTCATTGCTGAAACAAAAACATTACCAGTATTAAATGTGCTGAATTCCGACTTAATGTTTATACGGCCGTCAATTCTAAAGTAAGGATTCAGAGTATTGATTACAAAAACCCCGATCCCTTCTGGTCCATCTGTAACCTCGGGTATACCAATCATCCCGGTAAATTGGGATATTTCCGTAATGACACCTTTTCGGGGTTTGTCGATTCGAGTCACCATTAGTCGCCCTAAATCCTGCGTCCATTCAAAATCAAAAGCGTTTTTTAATTTATCCAGTTGTGCTGGTATATCGCCATCAGCCACATACCCGCTTGATAACGGCGGTACGTCATCAAACTGCGAGTCGTCCATCGATAACCTGCGAGGCCACGCTTTAGCTAGTCCCTTAATGATGTCGGTCAGTAAAATATTGGGGCCATAAGAAGCAGCAACCGAACCTCTATCTTCCCGCGAGTCACCTGATATACACGCCAATCGAGTAATGACGTCCGCCCCCTCGCGTTCCCTGAATATATTCGTCACAAAACCCGTGAAAATAGTATCTATAACGTTACTAAACCCTGCGCGGAATACCACAGTATCACCCTGCGTAATGGTGCTTGATTTGGACAAGTTGTATATCCGTATGTCGGCAAAGCTAACGCTGTTTCCGGGTTTGATGATCACATCGAAAGTAATACGGAACTGATGCGCGTCGGTTTCCGCGATGAAAGTTTCTCCTGCTATATCCATACCCCACAATCTACGCCGTGTGGTCATTCTGTCACCCACACAAGGTTGTTACTTTTACCGAGGTTGTCGAGTGTGGTTTCATCACCTACGAACGCAAGACGACCTATATGGGCGTTGTAATTTGCAGTAATATCAACACCCGGAACCAACATCGCGCCCATTATTACAGGTGTTTTATCGACGCGAATATTGACAGTCCAGCAGGGTGTATCGATATAACCGACATAATCAATTTCAAAATCTAAGTAATTATCACCCAATTGTACGCTAAACGTTTGATGTGCATTGTTAGAACCCGATTCTAAAGGTATCTCGATCATTTAAAATCCTCCATCTAATACGATGTTGGCTTTTTTACTCACCGAACTGGGGGCATCGCTTGTAACTTTTCGACCCTTATTGACGATACGCGCCATTCCTGATTTAGCCACATCACCATCTCTTAACTGGGTTTGTCGGGGTTGGTCAAGTGATACAAGTCTATCTATTGTTATCAATTCTTGTAATTCGGCGGTAAATAACAATCCGTTCTCATTAGACGGGTCTCGCGTGCGGCCGATTCGACTTATAACCATATTTGACAACTGAATGTCGCCCGCATCGATATCGAAAGGCTCTCCGGATACCATCAGCTCTATCAACTTCAAAAGGGTACTACTTGCTCGTGTACCCGCACTACCTGCCAAAAAGCCAGCACTTAAACCGGCAATTGTGGCAACATACGGGTTATCCACCAGTTTAGATGCTGCACCGCTTAAAAAATCAGTTAACTGCGGTTGTAATGGGTTATTACTTACAGCGCCCGTCAATGACCACTGGATAGGTTGTATAATTCGATGGTCATTGACGTTAATACCTGATTCTACAGGGTATGTAGTCCATTCTACCGACGCATCTATAGTGTCTTCAAGTACAGCATCAAAAGAATATCCCGCTAGTGTCGGCGCTTGTTGTGTGAATATATTTATTATTGACATCTATCACCTCGCCGTTGTTGACCCCAAATCCGCAATAGTATTAACGGCAGAACGTTCGTTTATTTTCTGTATTTTACTTTCAATTGCTTGCCCGTCCAATGTCACGTATAAATTATGATTAACAGGGGGTAGATCAGATGATTTTAATTGCACCTCAACTTGCTGCGGTGGTGGTGCTTTAAATTCAGTTGGTGCATATTGTTCCGGTACATAGACGGAGCTATTAAATGGCGGTTGCTCATTTCGTATAGATTCATCATATACGCTATCCCACCACGATGGTTGTTCAAAATCACCAAACGATGGTTGTTCCGGCTTATCAGATAAACTATCCCACCACGATGGCTTTTTATTTTCTACAACCCGTTCAGTTGATGGTTGTTCCGGCTTATCAGATAAACTATCCCACCACGATGGCTTTTTATTTTCTACAACCCGTTCAGTTGATGGTTGTTTATTATCTACAGTTTTGTCATCTGTAAATAGTCTTTCCCAAAGTGTCGGCTCATCCTTGTGAACATTATCTCGACTAATATCAAATCCTGTCAGACCGTGCAGTGCTGTTACTGTAGCACTATTGACAACATCGTAAATCTTGTTACCTTGTAACAATTCGTCTATATGTGGGCTGGCCATAATTCCCGCACCGATAACCGCCGTAGGTATTGCAGCGGCAGCCACGCCTGCGCCGGCGGCACCCATACCCAACATACTCAAACCCGCACCAGTCACACCACCAGCGGCACCGGTTGCGACAAGAGAGCCACCCACGGCCATTTCCACAGGGTTTTTTTCGACTGCAGGTTTAACTACATCAATTAACCAGTTACCCCCCTTCGTAGTCATGTCCGTTAATATAGGCATGACAGCATTGGCCATGGTGTTATAAATACCATCCCACCGCAACTGTGTTTCATTTAATGCTTCGTTTAATTTTCTACTGTTATCGAGTAACTCCGTTGATAATCCTGCCACATTATCAACGTGTCTTAATATTTTACCGTATTCTGCTTCGCCTTTTGACAATAATTCAATCGTTGCGGATGATAAGCCCAGTGTTTCCTGTACTAATATTTTTTTCTCTTTTGTCAGATTAGGTAATTGTTTAGACAATTCGCCCATGAATTCAACACCGGACTCAACCCTCATCAAAGGTTTAATATCAATACCGGCTGTACTTAACTCACCACCAAATAGAGCACCCGCCTCACCCCTTGAACGTAACTTTGCAAGAGCTGTCTCGGCGTTTTTAATCTCACCAACTGCATCACCTGCATCACCACCAACACCGCGAAGTGCTAATCCAAAATTATTAACATCACGAGTGCTAGTGTAAAGAGTATTAGTACTGAGCGACATCGTATTAATTTTACCAGCAGTATCGATGGCGGACTTACCCATACCTATCATAGCTGCCGCAATGGTCACACCTGTCGTTGTTACGTTAGTCTTGATATTTTCAAGACTTGTATTTATATTTCTCTCGCCGGCTTTAAAGTCGTCGGTTTGCCAACCTATTCCGATTAAAAACTTTGTCAGTACCGACGCCATTATGTTTTAACCTCGCGGGTTGCGATCATCTCATCAATCGCCTGATTAAATAACTCAACATCCGCCAAAGAATATGTACAATCGTTTAAATCCGCCCAACTGCAAAAGGGCGGACATAAACCAACAACACCAACACACGGACGCATCAGATACCAATTTACGGCTGTAGGTCTGGTGTTGGCTGCATCGGCGTTTTTTCGCTTTCTAGGACGCTGTGCAACCAGTCGAAAAAATCAGCTAAATTCCACAATAATAACTGTGATAATAATTTATTGTAATTAACCATATCACCTGTAAAATTATGAATTGTCACCAATTCTTTACCGCCATTTACCACAATTTTATGCATCAGTTTGTTAGCCA